CGTCGCACCATCGAACGAATCGAGAAAACTTTCCTCGTCAACGTTGCGAGACTCTCGCTCTTTCGTTGTTGCCACAAGCCAACACGCTGCGACCGCACTCGGGCTTTCGATCGTCGGTCGCAGCGCTTCCATCGGTTGCGGATGTGTTGCGATCGATTCCATGTCGAAAACGCCGGCGGCTTTCAATCGCTTCACGGTCCCGATGGTAAGCGCAATCGACCACTCGCGCCCGGCTGTATCCTTGATGATTTGCATTAGGATGCCACCATCCATGCCGGTTCAACGAGCGCGTCGGATTCGTAGAAGCGGCATAGCTCAGCCTCTACTGAAGCGGTTCGCGAATCCGTATCGCTTACGTCGCATTTCGTGATCTGGAAGTAAGCCTTCCAACCTTGGCTACCGGCACTCGCAATCGGCCCGTCGGTCTCTGCGAATTGCAGCGGAGTCTTCGCCAGGAACGCGGCGCGAAGTGCGTTAAATACGGCATCGGTTCCGCCGATGATTTGGTAATCAAAAGAAAGCGGTCCGACCTTTACGGTATTCACGGCAGCGAATTCGAATTTCGAATCTCGCGCCGTGGTTTCAACAGTGCTCGCCGAACTGCCGACCGTCGCACCTTTCGCGCGTGCGATTTCCGCCCATGTAGGCGATGCGTTCGTGTTCGTGTTGTAGTAAAGAAAGCAGTCGTTATTGACCACGGGTCCGGGCATTGCTGAACCTTTCTTAAAAGCAAACAGGGGGCCGTGCGGAATGATCCGCGCGGCCCCCTGACAGGCTGCGAAAGGTTCAGGCTTTCTTCTCGGTTAATTACTCCGAGTTCCGGCCTTGTCAATTTTGTGCCGTGCGAATCACTCCGCGCGGCCCCGATGTTTTTGAGTCCTATTGGTTTTCGTAAAAACGGAAAGTAAACGTGAGCATTGCGACCAAAGCCGATTGCGATTTCATTGCATCATCATCCGCCGCCGTCGTGATCTCCGCCGATTCCAGCGTTGCGCCGGTTGATCCAAGTTGACCACCCCAAGCAATATCGCGCACCTTGTGAATGGCTTCCTGCCAATCATCCATCACTTCCACCGCAATGTTCTCACCATCGAGTTCATCGCCTTCGAATCGCTTACGAATGAACACGCGGTAAGTTTGCATCACCATGAGCAACGTGCGATCATTGCGCGTCGCGACTTGCTCGAACGCGATAACGTCCGCAACGGCTTCGTCGAGTTCTTCCAGCGGAGTCGTCGTGCTGTAAACTCGCCGTGCCGTGAGCGAAAGCCCTAAACCGGAAAGGTCTAGGGCGTTAATCGCCGCCACAATGGCATTGCCGATTTCGACTACCTTCGTGCTCATCCGATTGCCTTCGTATGAATGCGCATCATCGAGCCGGTTTGGTCAATCGAGTAACAACGCCCCTGCAATTCGAGCACTTGAAACACGCCCGCGACGCCGTTGATCGTCGCCGCGATTGTGTCGTTTTTCTTCGGCAGTATTGCCGCGTCCGAATCATCGATCATGCCGGAAACAGCCACGAGGAAATCACGGGCTACGTGGATCGTGGCGACTCCGTTGTTATCAATCGATTCGTAGTTCGTCTGGCCGTAAGCCGCTCGCAATTCCACGTCGGTTGCACCTTGAGAGTAGGTAACGACTCCCCCGGCGAGTTTCGAAGCGGTTGCGATTGCAGCGGCTACGGCAGAGGCGAACATTAGACGAGACCTTCCAGGGTCGCCGTAACGCTGGAAGCGTCGCCGGTCGAAGCGCCGCTCACGATCTTGATTCCGATATAGCGGTTCGTGTTATCGACCGGCAATCGAAACGTGTACGGCGAAGCAGCGGCCCCGGCAGAGCTTGCACCGGTTTGCACAATGCAACCGGAGTAAAGCACGGTCGGAGAACTGGAAAGGTCTGTCGTCGCGGCGCTCACGATCGAATACGTGAACGTGCGGGTATCGGGTGCCATCGTGGCATTGACGGCCGGGGCGGAAAGGATGAACTCGACATTGGCGAGAAAGTCCGCCTTTGAGGATTCACCCAAGTCCAACGCCGTGCCGTAAACCGTACCACTTGCCGAAGCAGGCAGCGCGCGGGTCACTTTCAATCCCGCGTCTTTAACTGCGAATCCCATATGAAAACTCCTTAGATTGCGAGATTGAAATTTAGAGGCTGAGCGATTCGGTCGAAGTGATCGAATCGGTAACGACGATCGGAACGCCATGAGACTCCGAGGGGAACGGAGCGGGCGCGCCGGTCGGGTTCGTCGCTGTTCGGCTCGATTGCAACTGCCGGTGCGAACGGCGGTTCATTAAAAGCATGTCGGGCATACGTCCGACCGGGAACCTCTCCAAGAGCTGAGCGATGAGCGAATCGGTCAAGCCCTTGCCGGAATCGGCGGTGAGCTTTTTGATTCGGCCCACGGAGTAGATCGATCCGACTTGCAAGCCGGGGTAGGCGAGCAACTCTTGGCAATATGCCGTGTATGGATTGTTCGACGAATCGAGAATCCGTTGTTCGCTGAGGTCGGACATGGCGAGCGATCCGCCTTGACCGTACACCCATTGCACATCCTGCGCACCCCATTTAACCGCCCACACGCTTGAGCCAGTCGAAGCCGTGGTACCGCCGGCATCCACGACCATATTGGTCGAATCATGCGCGGCGATGAGTCCGGGGAAGCCCTTGGCATCGCTTCCGGTGCCGTAGTAGAACTGCGAACCGAGAGCGTTCATCGCGGCTTGCATCATGCCCGAAGCTTCGAGCGCGATGAAGGCTTGAGCGCCATCCTCGTGCCGGTCCGCGACGGCCTTGTCGCATTCCCACCGGGGATTGAGCGTAAAGCATTCGATGAGCCGATTCTCGAAATTCGATTTCGTCGCCGCCGTGCCTTCGTTCGCATTACGGAACGAGACGCCGGGGAGCGAAGTGCGAACGAGCGTTTTGTAATTGATGCCGCGAATCGTACGCGCTGCACCCATGCGAACTTCGGGCGAGTACGTGAGCACCTCTTCAATCAATCCAGCTACGGCGTCGCTGCCGTTCGCTTTCGCGATGTCCAACAGGGTAGGCATTGCCATTGCATTCCGTCCTTAAATGGAGAAGGGCCGTGCGATGACTCGCACAGCCCTAGACGGCTGCGATGGTCTAGCATCTCGTCGGTAGCTACTCCGACTAATGCCGCTTGAGCCGTGCGAACCACCACACGGCCCCTCATGTTTTTGAATCTGTAACTACTTCGTTTTCTTCGCGGGCATCGGATTCGACGCCGCGAAGCGTGCCAGTCCTGGCGTGAGCTTGCCGTTCAACTCATCGAGCTTTGCGGCTCGTTTGTTTTGTTCGTCGCTTGCTTCCGCTGAGAATGAAACCGGCTTTTCTTCGCCTCGGTTTTCGATCGATTGTGCGCGAAGCTTTGCGACTTCGGCCACCAGCGCCACGTTCTCGGCTTTGAGTCCCGAAACATAGAGGCGTTGGCAATCATCGAACGATTTACCGAGAGCGAACCACATTGCGCCCTTGTCGCCGAACGCATCGAGAAACTTCTTCCCCGGCACGTCTGCGAGTTGCGTTTCTACGGGTGCCGCTTCGGGCGAAGCGACTTCCTCCACGCTTGCCGATTCAACGACGGCAGCCTGTTCGACGGCGGTCTCTTCGGCGGTATCTTGTACGCCTTGCGATTCAACGGCTTGCGCCTCCTCGGTAGCGGTTGCACTCATCTTTTCAACCCTCGAAAAAGTAAAGGGAACTTTCGAATCTGACTTATCGGAGAGAGCAAGCTCCGAGCTTGTGTTTCGGTCATAACCGTATGGACAAACGGCGCACCCACGGAGCGACCATTGACGAAAGATCGTGGCGGGACCGTTGACGAGTTGACCGTTTACGGTGGCGACCGCGCCAGGCTGTACGTCCTCGATAACGAGCGGACCATCGAACGTGATCGAAGCTTCGTACGGAACGCCCGCGCGAGCTTTGTAGATAATCTCACTCGCTCGATCTTCTGCCGAGAACGGAGTCAGCGCACCGCCAAGGCGAAGCCCTTCGTCGTTCGTCGTGAAGTGGTTGGCAAAGCCGATAACCTCTTCTTCTTCGTGGTTGTAATCGAGCGTGATACGCGGCTTGTGAAGCTGCATCCCGGTCATGTCGTGGTAACACATGCCCCAATACCAATGGTCGATTCCACCGCCGGAGCGTGCGAGAATCGAGATAGGGGCCGTCTTGGCGGTCTCGCCGTTGTCCTTGATTTCAACATCGACGGAGAAGCGGCACGCCTCGCGAGGGGCGGCTCCGTTCGTGTCGTTTGCGTTTGATTTCCATTTCATTACTGCACCGCCTGTTGTGTATCTTCCGCGTTCTCAAACATTGCCGGTTGCAGGTCAACCGCCATCGGTAGTCCGATTTTCTCAAAGTACGATTCTTCGGCTTTGAGTTCGTCGGCAAGGTCGTAGAAGTCGATTCCTTGCTCGCGAAGAATGCGAGTTCGCGAAGTTATGCGAGAGCTGATAGCCGCAATGTTCGCGTTGATTTCTTTCAACGGGTCGATCCACGAAACGCCGCGCGGAATCCATTCCCAGCGGTAATTCGCTTCCGGCAATACGCCGTCGGCAATCCACATCTTGATTCGCCAGTTCGTGAGATGATCGAGCATGGCAACCACGTCCTCACGCTTGATCTTCGCGGAGAGTTCGTATTGCAAGAGAGCTTGGCGAGCGCCTGAGTAGTTCGTGAAGTTCTCGGCATAGAACGAATACGGGATGTCGAGAGCCTTGAGCGCAACGGCAATCATCGTTTGCGAGAATTGCTGCATCTCGGACGATGGCGTTTTCGATTCGAGGAACTCGGCACGGTCCCCGGCGTTCAGTTCGAGCTTTACCGGCCCGGTTCCGAAATCGACTTCGTACTTGTCGCCGTCTTGATCGCTCGCCGCCGAAGCTTCTCCAACCGGGTCGGCTGCATCTCGGTAGAAGATAAGCCCGAAGAGTTGGGATACCTTCATTTTCGCGAGAGCGTAATCGAAGCCCTCGTACACATCGCGCAGGGAATTGACCGCCGGAGCGAGCGGAGAGATTCCGCGCACTTGGTCGAAGCGGTCGGCATAGGCGAAGTGGTAAAGGTTGCGAGCCTGCACTACTCGCTCGAATTCGAATTGCTTGCCGAACGATCCGGCGTCGCTCGATTTCGAACGCTTGCAAACAACGTAACGCAACGGCCGACCGGCTTCATCGGTTTCGACTCCGTGAATCAGGTTTTGCGGATTGACTCCGCTCTCAGGCTTTACGCCGCCATCGGGCGTGCGGATGCGATCCCCTTCGATCGCTTGGACGGTTCCATCGCGGAGCTTCAAGAGGAACACGTCGCCATCGATAACGCGGCGCATCTCGGCGAGTCGCACCATCTTTGAGAGCGACATGCGGCCCGTGGCATCGCAGTTGTAGGGCTGCGACCACCAGCGAACGAGGCGTTCAACAGAATCATCGAGTTCGCCGTTATCGGTTTTGCACTGGAATGAGAACGTCGAAACGTAGTCCAAGTGCCTGCGAATCATCCACGCGGCAAGCGAGAAATTGCGGTGAACGTCGCGAGCAGAAGAGAGAAGCTTCCGGCGTTCCGTGTGAGTTAGCTCGTCATCTTCCGAGCGAAGAATGCCGGTAGGAGTCGCTCGGCGCTTCGAGCCTTTGACGGCATCGTACGCGCTGCCGCCCGTCGCGAAGCGGTAAGCGTTACCCGCTGCGAGTGCGATCTGTCGGCCAATGTCGGTTAGCTTCACCATTAAGAGAAGTTACTCAGGTTGATGGATGACACGCGCGGCTTCGTGCCGCCTTCAAGAGCGACCTTGCTTTTCCAGTAGTCGTATTGGCGCAAAAGATCGTCATATGAAACGGAAACGCCGTCAACCGAGACAGAGCGAACGCCGACGCTAGACGCGAGAAGCGTCTCAAGCCGCGACACTTGATCCTCTGCGAAAGTTGCCATGAGTGAATCATAGAGTCCTCGCAAACTCAGACGCAACTCTTTAAGAGTTTCTTAATCCGTATTGCGGATTTCCTGCGCTGGATAGATTGGCGTCTTGTCTATTCTCGATTGTCCGCACGCCAGACACTTACACGGCCGCCACAAGATAGCCGTGTAAATCCGGCCGTCCGGCATCGTGCCTGAAATCTCGTTGCGTGTGCATCCGTTGTAGCTCGATCGCTCCGAGCTTCCGCACGTCTTGCATACGGAAGGCTCTACATGATTGATTACGGCGCTCGTCGTTGCGCCTTCCGGCCGTCCGCGCTTGCTCATAGTGGGGTTGCCTTCCGTGGTTTTCGAGGCTGAATGATTCGCTTGGGTGACGCGTGTTGCTCGATCGATACACCGCTATAAGAAGCTCCAACGGCGCACCCAACGAGACAATCCAGGTACTCGTTGTCGGGTCGATCCGGCTTGCGCGACCACTCTAAAACCGTGCGCCCGCGCCCCTCAGTTTTAACGCACGTTTCCGATCCGCCGATGTGATCCGAAACTAGCCGATGATCGTAGGCTGTCCCATTGAACAACGAGATTGAGCCACTATCACCGTTCGCCGTTTTCAATCGAGTCTGAACGAATGTTTTCCAGAAGTTAGCATCGTGCTGGAGGAGGTGAATCGCCTTGTTATGCGAGAGCGGGGCAAGCAACCAGTTAAGCCCGATGCGCTCACCGGCTTTCGGCTTGAATTCGTAGAATGGAACATTCGCCGCCGTGACTCCGCGCCCCTTGCTCGGCATAACGCGATGCCGATCTTTCATCGATCGGGTGAACGTGTAAATCGTTTCGGTCCATTTGCCCGAGTCGACCATGATGAACGGCTTTGACATCGTAACGCCGTCGTCTCGTTTCCAATCGCGGGAAGCAATATAGTCAACGAGTTCATTCAGCCCGGCGGTTATCGCGCCTTCGGTTCCCATGTTCGGGAATCGACCGGCGAGGGTATGGCGAAGCTTGTATTTCGTGAAGTAGCTTTGATTCTGCTTCGGATAGACTCCGTAATCGACGATCCACCCATCGAAGCCCGAACGCCACGCACACAACATCCACCAAAGTGAATCCTGTTGAACGTCGATGAATGCGGTTAGCTCTGTTGCCGCCTGCGGAACAAGCCCGCGCGCGTAGCCGTTTTGCTTGCCGATGATCTCTTGCGGCGTGAGGAATCGCGTATCGTCGCCGCCTTGCTCAAGCGGGTCGTTTTGCATCTCAGCCGCAAACGCTTCGGGATCTCGATAGCGCAGGTACATTGCCGATTCAAGAGCCGACTCGAACGGTTGCGCGAATCGCTCCGGCCATGCGACCAAGCCGCCCGCATCCATCGCCGCGCGATTCTCCCGATAGTATTCGGTCGCAATCGTGCCGTCACCACCGGCGGCTAGATTGTTTTCGCGAAGTCGGAAGTATTCCTCCCACATTCGATCATCGCTCGGGAACGAGTAAACGAGCTGCGTGCGCTCGCCGCGAAACTCGGGCGATGCCTTTTGGTCGGTAAGCGAGAACGCCAAGTCGTTACGCTGAATCACCGTGACAGGAAACAGCCCGGCAATCTTGGAGGTCGGACCGGCCAAACCGAGAATATCGCCCATGATGATCTCTCGGCGGTACTCGGTTTCGAGCTTGCTTTTTGCGCTCGCCTTCGTTTGAGGATCGTCGCCGAGAACCATATCAGGCCGAATCATTTCGCCGCTTTGAAGGCTTGCCTGCTGACCACGAATCGCGCCGTCGATCGAGTGGCAGGTGATCCGAGACTCCGCGCATTTAGTGCCGGCGATTCGCGGCATTACGATTTGATCTTTGCTCCACTCGATAAAAGTCGGCGTGCCGTTGCAATGCTGCCCGCGTGCGCGAAGCGGCGAGCCTTCCAGGTGAACGAACGGAACGCACACTTCGGGAAAATCTCGGATTAACAGGTCGTTCGTGCGGAGTTGCTTTTTAATGTCCGAGAGAATCTTCTCGCTCATCTTGCCGGTCGCGGCGACGATCTCCACCCATCGACGATGCCCGTAGAGCACGGCCCACAATGCGCACGCCTTGGCGATGGTCGTCTTGCCGCTGCCGC